CCTCTTTCCTATGCTCCCTATTACTTCTTCTGGTGTGCGTGGGCTGTGGATACCTAGCCAAACATCACCAATAAGATACCTCACGTCTCCAGCTACAAAAATTAGAGAACAAGCACTAGCACATATGGTTTTTCCCTTTGCTTCTTCTTCTGTGGGGATAAGCCCTGGCTGATAAAGTATCTTGCCGTTCTCATCTAACACTGGCGTGTCTCTTACAATAGTAACTACGTTTCGTAACTTTATGTGTGCTGCTAGACAACCACCGTCTGCTAAAGAGCCGCCACCTGATTCAAGTATTAACGCAAACGGTTTGTCGTTAGGTAGTAGTGGGACTATCTTCTCACAATCATCCTGTCTAACAACCCCAGTGAGACTGTATAAGTTTTCTGTTAGCTGCTTAAATTCTAGTCCCTCTAAGTCCTCCTCCTCCTCGTCTGAAACATCTAAGTGTGGATGTAGATGGCTTGAGTGTATGTGATTTATATCAATATCTGTACTGCTATTCATAAAGTAAAGTACATTTCCACTCAGAACAAAGACAAGAAATAAAACGATTATTAACAACCATTTTGTTTCTTTTAAGAAAGCCTTAAACATTCTATTTCTTCCAGTCCCTCTTCCAGAACGGGCGTTTCTTCTCAACTTCCTTACTGTCTTTGGGTTTGGGTTTGTCTTTAGCATTAGCAGGGTTCGGACTGCCTTGTCTTATCTTTCCGTTGATTGTGTCCAGCTTGCTCATAGTCCCAGCCAATTGCCCAGCATAAGAACCACTACGATTCCTACAAAAACACAAACAGTCTTGTTTTCTTTTATTAACTTCATTAGTTCTTTCATGTTACCCTCTCTTGTTGTTGTCTCTTGTTTAACTTCTACTGCGTCAGAGACTTTCCACAGTTTCCTTGTTAATTTGCTCATATATTTTTCAAAGCTAATTTCATAAAATAATCAAAGCCTTTGTATTTGACTTCTCTCTTTGTCTTTGTGTTAGGATTTTTGCGAAGCCTCCTATACACTTGAGCTGGGTCTCTTGATTTTTTGAGTCTTGATGTTACAGTTCCATTGCTGATCACAACACCATAATTATCTTGCAGGTATTTTCTTATTTCTGGCACAGTTGTTAATGACCCATTATCAAGTTTGTAAACTTCAATTATTTTTTTATTACCATGGGCTTTCATCTGCATCTGTATCAGGTTTTGTGAATGTATCCGATGGTGTCTCAACTGATACGACATGAGTCTGCTCTTCTTTAGCTTTAATACTGAAAGTCAAGAGTGGTGCTTTAGGATTCGCGTCTTTATCTTTAGTCCAAGCCGACACCCAGTATGACTTGCCTTCTACATTCAGAGTGCCTGTCATGTGTGGGTGTCTGTCTGTTGCCCTGTCATTATTTTTCCAGATTGAACCACGGTTTGTGTTGTCGTATTCTGACATAATTATTCCTTGTTATCAGGTGGCACTTAAATGGTAGCCACCCATCACCATTAAATATCGTAGGAGTTATCGACGGAGCTGAACGGATTGTCTTTACCAGCAAAGGAGACATATATTAATCTATAGTGAGCAACATTACATTCCTCGCCAAATTGATTTTTAACTTTTCTTCTCTTAGTTTCTATCTGCATTCCTTTTGATCTAAGCGTGTGAATTCTTGCTGCCAATCTATAAACGCCGCACTCTTTCCAAGCTGAAAGAGGATTGATATTAAAGTTTTGCATTAAATAAGATGCGATTCTTTTTTCTTGTTTATTAAGTGTCATTGTTCTGCCTCATTAAGAGCATCGCCAAACTCAGTGAACGCAACGTCCATAACAGCAACCCACTTTGAATTGGGTGACAGATTTTCTTTATGCTCGCACTCTTTCCAAATCTCTCTACCTCTATCAAGATCACAGTCTTTCAATTCTTGAATGAGTCTGTCGATAATTTGGTTATCGTATTGTGTTTGCGTTGGTGCTGACTTGGCGAAATCTTCTGACTCATCAGCGCCGTAATGATTTAATTTATAGAAACCACAAATTTTTAAAACCGATCTGGACAGGGCGCGTTTCTCTGCCATTTCCATTAGATACCAAGAGTGTGTTGTGCCTCCTTCTTTTGAATGAAGAGCAGAGCCGAAAGTTTCTACTGTTTCACCTGTCGTTGTTGATGCGTATGCTTTAACTACACAGAACGTTGGCTCACACTTTATAACATCGTAAGTTATATTAATGTTTGCCTTGTTCTCGATCTTTTCAATCCCTTGTCGGGTGATGATAGTGAAATGTTTGTGTGAAAAAACATCTTCAGGATTTAGGTTATACTTTTTGTACAACGCTTTTAAATTATCTGTATTTTGATTGGCCATCTACTCCACCATGCCTGTTGTTAAAAAGAATAGCGCACTTGTTAGTAGGGGAATGAAAGAAAACCCTTGCTGGTAACCACAGCGACTGACACTTTTGTTTTAAAAAGGAGTGTGCCATTAAATGCGCTAATCTTTTTAACATTCTATAGTCATTATACACCCGTTGTCACAACAACTCGCTATAAATTTCAACGAAAACATCATCAACATAATCAGTGATGTAACGGACGCACTCTATTGACATTAAGCCGGCCATTAGTTCGCGATCGTTATTGTTGTTCAGATCTGTCTTTGAATCAATAGCTTCTATCTGCATTTGAACCTCATCACATTGAAGCAGATCATTAAAATATGGCTCGAAGCATTTTGCTAAATCAACTTTGAATTTTTCTTGGTCAAGATTCATGCCCTACCTCCTTCAATAAGTTGCTTATGATCAGAGGATCGGTGATTGGATTTGACATAGATTCACCCCATTCATTTCTAAAATCATCGATAGCTTGTACGTTGTGTATATGACATGCGAACACTAACTTGTTGAAGCTAGTGTCATTAATCATTTCCAAATAATTAGTATATAAACCTGATTCTATCCATATATTTTGTGCTTGCAACAATCCATTGTTTTGTATAGTCATTAAATTTTCTCCTCATGCTCATGCTCATGCTCATGCTCATGCTCTTCAAGCATAGCCTTAGTTAGTTTGTCCATCTCCAAACGATGCTCTTTTGTTTTCATTATTTGGTGAGCGTACAATCTATCATAGCTCGTTGTAAATTTCAATCCCTTTAAATGTTGTTTAAAAGTTTTCATTTAATGTACTCTCTTGTTATATGGTTCTTAAAGAAATCTTTATTGTCTTGCGAATACATATACATATAGTTACCCGCAAAGTTTTCTTTTTTCTCATCTGTACTTAACAATCCTTTTTCAATAGCCTCATCAAATACTTTGTTTGGTTCTTTGAATGTTGTAGAACTCGCTTGCGTTTTCATCATTGCTCCTTAAGGGTATGTAATTGTTGTATATGTCTCTTTAAGGGTATGTAATTTTTGTTCATCAAGTATTTGTCATCATCAATCTTAGTGACAAATCCAAGTTCCAATGCTTTATTTAAAAGTTGTTCTTCATCTAGTTCAAAGTTCCAACTAGGTGCTTGTGAAATAAACAGCTCATGTTTAGTAAATACATCCATTTTTATAACTCCATTTATTAAAAGATTTTTCTTTGTTGCTACCTGACATTATACACAAAGTCTATACTTAATAGACACGTTTGGATCAGGGTTAATAATCGCCCAACAAATACAATGTGCTTTTTCATTGGCTGATGGCTCTTGATCTTTGCTCTTGATCTTCATTTACTGAGCCGATGAGGCGAAACATTCTTAGCCGAGCTTGGCGAGGCGAAAATTTTTTTTAAATTTTGGCTCAACTATGCTCGTTCCTCGCTGAGTTTCGCTAAGTCAAAAGCATTCAGGTAGAGCAAAGCAAAAGCCATCAACAAGAAAGAACTAGAGGTGCGAAAATTATAACCCTATTTTAAAGGTGGTTAATTAATTTCTATTTGGTGTATAGATAATATATAATATTAGCATGGACCTAAGGAAAACCATACAAAAAAACCTAAATAACGGAGTAAATAAAAATGACTGACAAGAACAAAAAAATGATAAATGAAAACATACAAATTGAAGTTGAAATGAAAGACTCAATAAGTTTGTTTGCAGCAAGAAAATTAATTGGTTACCAACGCAGAAAGGATTGGAAAGTTGAACTAACATTGCATGAAGAAAAAGTGAAAGAATCACGCACATCATTAGTATTTAATACTAATCTTGATGGCTTTGATGAAGTTTCAGATCTTGTTCAATCAATTATTGAATTGGGTGTAGCAAAATCCAAAGAAGAAGAAACACAAGAAGATTAATTTTAACAGGGGGAGAAATCCCCCGCCACTGGAGTTATAAAAATGTCAATAATTAAACAAGAAGATTCAAAACATACTGTGCAATTAACTGGTAAAGATTTAGACGATTATTTGGCAAGTCGTTTTAACGATTCACCAGTCAAAGTAATTGATAGCCTTTCAGAAAAAGAGCCAGAAGAAGAAATTGAGGAAGGTTATCAGATCATGGAGCTTGATGAAAAATTCAGCTCATACGATGAAGCTGTAGAGTTTTGTAATCAAGAAGAAATAATTTATTACTACAACGCTATAAAATATTTATCAGAAAATGATGCCTCTCTAAATGAATCTTTAGAGCTGGCATTTGATATGGGTTTCAGTTTGGAAAATCTCAACAGCGAAACACTGGCAACAATTCATTATCAAAATTATCTAATTGGAGAGATTGAAGAAATTTAACCCTCTAAACACTTGAAAAAAAAGCGTTTATCATATACAATCAAAGCATAGCAATAAAGCCAGTTAGCCAACACTGGCTTTTTTGTATTTGTTTACTAAACTATTAATATTAATTCACAGTCATAATTTACAACTGACGCGCTCCGCTTCGCTCGCTTGTCTGCTCGACATTTAAAAAGCAAAATGTCCAAGCTGTTCCTAGATAAAGCGATGGTCTAAAGACCCTTTACAAATCAAGATCAAAAGCAATCTATAATGTGCTTGGGTTCTGCATCCGCTTTTCATTTACTCACAGCTTAAAATCCTGCATTAAGAATTGCGGCGGCCCTGAAAGCCCCGCACCCCAGCCAAAAGCATGAAGGTATCGGCTATATAGATGAGTAAAGAGCAACTCATCTACGCCGATTGCTAAGAGCTAAGTTATAACGCTGGAAGATATAAATAAACAGTATGCTCTTCCCTGCTGATGGCTCTTCATGGCTAAGTGCTTCACACTTAGCCATCCAATGAGACCCCCAGAGGGAGGCTCATTGGTTGCTTCGCAAAGATATAATAATACCTCCAAGACTCAAAAAAGGAACTTCCATGCAAATGATAATCATTCGCATTAATAATATGTTATAATCAAGGCATAGATAACTCCAACAAGAGCCTAATACCAAATGAATAAGCCGAAACATAAAGGAAGAGGAAGCCCTGCACTATATAAGGGTATGCCACCACTAAATCCAGCAGGAAGGCCCAAGGGTTCTGTAAACAAGTTTACTGCTTTATCCAGAGAGTTGATGTGTGAGAGAGGGCCGGAAATAGTAGCAAAGGTAATTGAAAAGGCATTGGCTGGCTGTCCTCATGCACAAAAGATGTGTATGGATAGAATTCTCCCCGTTCAAAAAGCTATTGACACTAGTAGAGCAAAGACAGATGCACAAGTGATTATTAATGTTTCATCACTAGAATCTATACAAAATAAGATTAACGAAACACCAAAAGAGAAACTCATTAACCCAAAAGAAAAAAGTGAAGACGAGGTTATTGTTACGGTAGCTAACGATGGCTGAACTCAATATAGACCTTCATCCTGCTCAGTTACAGATATTTAACTCTGATAAACGTTTTAAGATTGTGGCTGCGGGTAGACGATTTGGAAAGTCCTATCTTAGTGCTTGGTTATTGTTAATCAAAGCTATTCAGTCCGAATCTAAAGATGTATTCTATATTGCCCCTACATTCCAACAAGCTAAAGATATTATGTGGGCGATGTTAAAAGAGCTGGGGAAAGATTTAATCTTTGCTGCACATGAGAATACGGCTGTTCTAACACTGATTAACGGCAGAAAGATTTATCTCAAGGGAAGTGACCGTCCAGAAACTTTGAGGGGCGTAGGATTATCTTATGTCGTTCTCGATGAATACGCTTCAATGAAGCCTGTGGTATGGGAGCAAATCATTAGACCAACTCTTGCTGATGTAAAGGGTGGTGCTTTGTTTATTGGTACACCTGCTGGCAAGAACCACTTTTATGATTTGTATAACGATGCTCGTGATGATGATGATTGGGATGCCTTTCAGTTTACATCTATAGATAATCCGTTTATTCCACCAGAAGAGGTAGAAGCGTCTAAAAAATCAATGTCTTCCATGTCCTTCAGACAAGAATTCGAGGCATCTTTTGAAACATTCACTGGCGGCATCTTTAAGGAAGAATGGTTTAAACTTGAAGAAGAACCAGAAGAAGGTAGTTATGTTATTGCTGTTGATCCAGCGGGCTATGAACAAAATGAGAAAGAAAGAAATCTAAAGAGAAGTAGACTGGACGAGACCGCGATAGCAATTGTCAAGATTCACAGAGACAAGTGGTGGGTAAAAGACATTCTCCACGGAAGATGGAACATCAAAGAAACTGCTAAAAAGATATTAAAGTCCGCCATACTTGTGGAATCCTGCACTGTAGGTATTGAAACTGGCTCTCTTAGAAACGCTATATTGCCTTATCTTGAAGATGAAATGAGAACAGAGAATCAATTTGTATCAATTGTGGAATTGAGACACGGTGGTAAAAAGAAGACTGAAAGGATTACTTGGTCACTACAAGGAAGAATGGAACATGGTCAAATTACGTTCAATGTAGATAAAGACTGGAGATTATTCCTCTCACAGATGCTGGACTTTCCTAACCGACTTGCACATGATGACATGGTCGATGCTCTTGCCTATATAGATCAAGTTTCAGTAGCAGACTTCGCACACACAATTGAATTAGAAGAGGAATGGAGTCCATTAGACAATGTATCTGGATATTGAAAGTTTATCAGAAGAAGAATTTGATAGAGTTGTTGAGTTTAGTTGTAATGAAGAAAATCTATCGCATAGATATGTAGTGGCGTGTAATATTATCGCTAGTATGATTGAGAATGAGGACAAAATAAAAGAATCTTTAATTCCATACGATGGAATGGTAGACCTATCCATCTGTAAGATGATTCTTGACGGTGTTATGGAAGTAGAGCCAACCAGCAAAATGCTACATTAATAGTTATTAACGTGAATCACTATCATTCGTAAATGAGAATGCTAACGAGAATCATTTACATAAAAAATAAGGTATGTGATATAATCGCCCACAATTATTGGAGATAAGACATTTATGCTCGATAAAAAAGAGAATCAATACCAAGCGTTAGCCAGTTGGTTAATGTATCGCTTGGATAGCTGGAGAACCCATAGAAATATAAACTACTCTGATAAGTGGGATGAGTATTATCGTCTATGGCGTGGCATTTGGCAAGAGTCTGATAGACTTAGAAGCTCAGAACGCTCAAGACTTATTGCCCCTGCCCTACAACAAGCGGTAGAGTCCTCTGTAGCCGAGCTGGAAGAGGCAACTTTTGGCCGTGGGCGTTGGTTTGACATCCAAGATGATGTTTTAGACCAGGATAACTCAGACGCTGAGTACATTCGCAACATATTACAAGAAGATTTAGAAAAGACAGGCACGAAAGACTCTATTGCAGAGGTCTTTTTGAATGGGGCTATCTATGGTACTGGTATCGCAAAGATTGTGGTAGATCAAGTTATAGAAAGAGCGCCATCAGAAGAGCCTATAGAGGGTTCATTGACTGGAAGGCGTGGTGTAGTAGAATATGCGGCTATAGATATTCGCATAGAGCCAATATCACCACAAGAATTTCTAATAGACCCTGCTGCAAATAGCATTAACGAAGCATTAGGTGTTGCACATGAGGTTATAAAGCCTAGATACCACGTTGTACAAGGTATTCAATCGGGTATTTATAGGGATGTTCCTCTTGATGGTGATTATGATACGGTAAAATTTGGTTTTGACCCAGAAACACGACAGGCCGATGAGTCTGATTCAGTTAAGATTACAGAATATTGGGGTTTAGTTCCTAAACGATTCCTTAAAGCAAATGCTGATAAAGATGACTTTGAATATACTAAGAAAGACACCCTTGTAGAGGCTGTTGTTACTATTTGTAACGATGAATACATCCTCAGAGTAGAAGAAAACGCATTTATGATGGAAGATAGACCCTTCATCTCTTATCAACACGATATTGTCCCAAACAAATTCTGGGGGAGGGGTGTTTGTGAAAAAGGATACAACCCTCAAAAGGCATTAGACGCTGAAATGAGAGCAAGAATTGACTCATTGGCTATGACCACTACACCTATGATGGCTGCTGACGCAACCAGACTTCCAAGGGGAACAAAATTTGAAATTCGTACAGGTAAAACTATCTTGACGAACGGTAATCCTAGAGATGCTATCATGCCCCTGGATATGGGAACGACTGACCCATCTACATTTAATCAAGTAGCTAGTTTACAAAACATGATTCAGATGGGAACAGGTAGTGCTGACATGGGGCAACAAGACACAGCTAGTGGTATGAGTATGATGCAATCTGCATCTATTAAACGCCAAAAGCGCACCTTGATGAACTTCCAAAACACTTTCTTAATCCCGATGATAAAAAAGAGTATGTGGAGGAAGATACAATTTGATGTAAATAGATACCCCGTTTCAGATTACAAGTTCATCCCATACTCTACGATGGGAATCATGGCAAAAGAGCTGGAAATGCAACAAATGGTACAAATGTTGCAGAGTATTCCAAAAGATTCACCTGCATTTAACATTATATTACTTGCTTTATTCCAAAATTCATCCATTCATAACCGTGATCAGATTATTAATTCACTTCAGGAAGGTAATCAGCCGGACTCTCAATCGGAACAGATGCAACAAATTGGTATGGAGCTACAAATTCAACAGGCTCAAGCAGATGTACAAAAGACTTTAGCGGAAGCAGAGGAAGAGAGAGCTAAAGCCATGAAGTGGCAAGCAGAAGCTCTAACAGGACAGCCAACAGAGCTGGACATTAAAGAAAGAGTGCTACAACTACAAAAAGATACTATTGGTTTAGAGAAAACCCAAGCAGATATTGAAAATAAACGCTCTGAGACAGCTAGAAACATCCCAGAGGTGGAGCATTTGAAATCTGAAACAATACTTAACCTTGCAAAAGCTAGGTCAGAGGGTAAAGTAACAGAGTTACAAACGCGGGTTCAATAGTATATGGCAAAAACAGATATAGAGTTTTTGGAAGATAGAATAAAGATGATGGAGTCCGATGGCTGGGCTGGACTCTTGGAAGATTTTAAGAATTTGGAAGATGGTGCTAGAAACATAGATACCATGAGTTCCGATAAAGACCTTTGGCACGCTAAAGGTCAGTTGTTAGTTATAAACTTAATATTAAGTCTACAAATAGCAACAGAAATGGCGCTGGAACAATCTCAAGACGAGAATCCAGCATAAATAACTTCATAACCCGATAGGGCGGAGACCAAGATGAGTATAGTAGTAGATACACCAACTATAGATGAGACCATAACAGAAACACAGGAAGTTCAAGAAACAACTGAGAATATCCAAGAGGATACTGTATCAGATAATGTTGAGGTAGATGGAAACATAGACCCAGAAATAATTGAAACTCCAAAAAAGTATGCGGGCAAATCGTTAGAAGATGTGATAGAAATGCACCAACACGTTGAGAAGGCATTAGGTAAACAAGGAGCTGAAGTTGGAGAACAACGAAAGCTAATCCAAACTTTACTTGAGTCGCAAAATGGTTTGGAACATAATGCTACTATAGGGCAGACAGAGGAAGAGGTAGCTAGTTTTGAGGATAGGCTCTATGAAGACCCTGCGAAAGCAGTCAATTCTGCGATAGAAAATCATCCAGATGTAGTTAAAGCTAAAGAAGAGAGAGTGTTTCAAGAACAACAGCGTAAGCTAGATGTACTTGAGAAAGCATATCCAGAATGGAAGAGTCTTGTTGAAGACGAGGGTTTTAAAGACTGGGTAGGCGATAGTGAAATAAGAATAGATATGTTCCGCAAGGCTGATTCTGAATATAAACCAGAATATGCTATTGAGCTTTTTGACACCTATAATAAAATCAATATGATTGATAGGACTAAAGAAGTGCAAGAGCAAGAGACGGCTAAAAGAGATAAAGCATTGCGAAAAACTATTTCAGAAACTCGTTCTTCAAGCTCTGTTGGTGGAAAAAAAATGTATCGTAGGGCTGATTTAATCAACCTACAAATAACAGACCCTAGAAGGTATGAAGCATTGGCTGATGAGATTCAGTCTGCTTATACCGAAGGAAGGGTTCGATAATAATTAACGGAGAAATAACATGGCTTTAGGTTCTAATCATAGCACCATAACCACGTCCGCTAACTTTATCCCCGAACTATGGTCGGACGAAGTTGTCGGTGCGTACAAATCAAACTTAGTTGTTGCTAATGTAGTAACTAAGTTATCACACAAGGGAAAGAAAGGTGACACTATTAATATCCCTAAACCTGGCAGGGGTTCTGCCTCTGCTAAAGCAGCATCAACTCAGGTAACTCTGATTGCTGATACAGCAGGTGTTGTTAGTGTGAGCATTAACAAGCATTATGAGTATTCAAAGCTGATAGAGGATATCGCCGAGGTACAAAGTTTGGCAAGTATGCGCCGCTTTTATACCCAAGATGCTGGCTACGCTTTAAGCAAGCAAGTAGACACTGACATCATTAACCTTGCGGAAGGCTTCCAAGCTGGTTCTACTACAGATAAGTCTTATGACACCGCTTTTATCGGTACAGGCACAACTGCTTTTACTGGTACTAATGAGGCAGACTTAACTGATGCAGGTCTTAGGGCGTTAATCCTAAAACTGGATAATGCGGATGTACCAATGGACAATCGTTCATTAATCATTCCTCCAGTTGTAGCTAACGACTTACTTGGTATTAGCCGCTTTACAGAGTATCAGTTCATTGGTTCTGGTGACGCTCTAAAAACCGGGAAAATCGGCATGATTTACGGTATTGATGTGTTCATCTCTACTAACTGCCCAACAGTTAAGTCATCTGGTGGTACTGGTAACAGTGCTGCTGGTACTGAGCGTGTTGGTGTACTGATGCACAAAGATGCTTTAGTCTTTGCAGAGCAAGTAGGTGTTCGTTCGCAAACACAGTATAAACAAGAATACTTAGGTGACTTGTTTACTGCGGACACCATTTACGGAATTGCAGAAATGCGTGACGACGCAGGCTTGGCTTTCGTAGTTCCAGCCGCGTAAGTTAGTAAAACGTAGCCCCTCGACCTTACGGTCTGGGGGTTATTCTGAATTAACTTAACAAACAATATGCCAACTTATTCTTACCAGTGTTCTGATGAACATATAACAGATGAACACAGAAGTATGGACGATAGAAGAACAGAAGCGACTTGTCACACCTGTCACAAACCTGCTAAGTTCGTTATTACAGTAAACAAAGTTAAACCAACCTTTGGCAACCAAGACACCCTCTGGAACATGAGAGAAAGACACAGATTAGGAACAGGATGATGCTTGACATTTTACAAGATACTACCGAACACGATTCTACTCACAGCCTAGAGCTTGATAGATTCAAAGATAAGATTAGAGAGATATGGTCGAGGATGCTCAAGGAGACCTACGACAAGTATTACGATGTTGATGATGAGGACTCTGTATCTGAGGAACACTTTATGGAGTGTAACGCTCTGAAGTTCTCTGATGAACCCGAGCCTGTAGATGAGATTGATGAGTTGATGAAGATGCTTGATTCCTTGATGGACGATACAGACGAGCAAGAAGATATTAAATCAGAATCTAAAGCACCCACCTACACAGGTGAACAACTTAAAGAACATAACGAGAAAGGAAAAGTAGAAACAACCACTTATGAAGTTAACCACAAGGCAACGGGTAAGGTTAAGGAGGAAAGTAAAACTGTTAAAGGCGGTACTTATCATACTCCTAGCGATGGCCCTATTAAAGTTAGGAAAGATGCTCAAGTTATTCGTAAGTATGCTCCGTTACTTGAAGAGGTTAAAGAGAAGCTCAGAAGTTTAGAAGATAGACAAAGGATTGGTCGTAGAAAGATGAGGTTCAGACTGTGAGTAGACTCCCTTGGAGAAAGTCTAAAACCTTGGCTATGCTTGCTAACAGAAGGCAATGGCAAAGAGAATTTGACCCAGTTCAAACCCCTCAAATGGAAATATTGCTTGAGAACGGTATTGATTATCTAGTTACCCAAGCATCTGTCAACCACGCACCTACATACATTATCACGGAGTAAACAATGGCATACACAAAAGTATCGGCACTAACAGCATTAACCACAACAGATGGAGCTGAAGAATTACTCATTAATGATGGTGGAACGAGTAAGAAAGTTACTATTGCTAACTTATTAGTAGATGACCAAGTAACCGCAGCCAAGTTAGCCAACTCAATTAATACTGAGATTGCTGCTAACACAGCTAAGACAGGCATTACGTCTGGACAAGCAAGTGCTATAACAGCTAACACAGCCAAGGTAACAAACGCTACACACACCGGTGATGTAACAGGTGCGACAGCCCTTACTATTGCAGTAGATGCGGTAGATATTGCTATGTTATCTGCAACAGGTACAGCAAGTTCTTCTACTTACCTTCGTGGAGATAATGCTTGGGCAACTATTTCTGCTGGAGTAGAAACAAATTTAACAGCAACCTCAAACATAGGACTAGGTTCAGGTGCGGTAGACTCAATTACTACAGGTGATGAAAATGTAGGTTTGGGTGATAACTCAGGAACTGGTATTACAAGTGGTACTGGTAATACATCATTAGGACACGCTAGTTTAGTAACCACATCTACTGGCAACTACAATGTATCAATTGGTAGAGCGTCATTATACTCTAACACTACAGCTTCTAATAACACAGCAATTGGTTCAGCAGCTTTAAACGCTAACACTACAGGAGCTGATAACACAGCAATTGGTAAAGATAGTATGGATAGTAATACCACAGGCAGTAGTAATGCAGCATTAGGGCTTGATTCATTACAAAATAATAGTACAGGAAATTATAATACTGCAATTGGTAGAAGTTCATTAAGCACTAATTCCACAGGAGCTGATAATATTGCTGTGGGTTACTATGCACTATTAAATAGTACAACTGCTTCTAATAATGTTGCAGTTGGTAATTCAGCTTTAAAAGAAAACACTACAGGTGCAAGTAATAC